TAAAGCTCTGCAACTGAAGGAACTTTAAATATTTTCTCTAACCATGACCAAATAAGGCTTAGATTAGAGATTAGTGTCATTTTCTACCAGTAGTTGTTTATCGGATTTTTTGGCTTTAGATTCGCCGTTTTCTTTTACTTCAATTTTGCGAGGCTTCTTGTGCTCTGGAATAATTTTCTCAAGAGCAATACGAAGCATGCCATTCATCATTTCTGCATTTTCAATCTCGATGTGGTCATCTAGAGCAAAAGTGCGAGTAAAAGCGCGACTTGCGATACCCTTAAACAAGAAATTATCATTATCATCTGCAGTATTACCACTGATGATAAGTTTATTGTTTTCAAGAGTAATCTCGATATCTGATTTACCAAATCCGGCAACTGCTAGTTCAATGACGTATTTGTTATCCTCAACTTTGCGGATATTGTATGGGGGATAGTTAGGAATATTTTTGGTCAAATCATCGTGTAGCTTAGCCATACGATTCCAATTATCATCGAAACCCACATAGAACTTATCTAAGTCCTTAAACATATCCAAAACGTTACGTGGTACTAGTGTCATAGTAGTTCTCCTATTAAGCGAGTATTAAAATTGCCAACCCTTATGGCGTTGGCCCGAGGAATATTTTACTAGCCTTTCCTCGGACTGCTAGTCCCATCCCGGGGATAATATTATTTATATGCTTACGACTCTAATCCCATATGTTTTCTGATCTTTGTGGCAGAAATACTATGAACAGAATCATCAAAAACTTCTTGCTCTATTTTATACCCAACATCTCTACCATAAGTAATATTGACAATGTTAGGTACCACCATTATTGTATACATACCCTGATATAATGGGTCAAGATCTCTTTTTATGTAATCAGTTACTTGATTAATAGCAAAGGGATTAGATCCATTCCATCCTTGACAGTCTCTAATCATTATACATACTTGACCTGTTTTTGCTAAAGCTCTTTCAAATAATGCTCGATGCCCAGCATGCCAAGGTTGCCAACGACCTAGCATTTGTACAGTTTCTTTACGCCAATCAAACATAGGTCTTCTTTTATTGGCAATAATCATTTCACCTACATACTGTACCCATTTATCCGCATTTTGTTCTGTGATACGAAAATCATAAATGTCTGGAGGTACAAACATTTTATTTGTGTCATCATATCTGCTTTGGTCAATAGTGTCCATCCAGATAGTCCAGTCGGCTTTAAAATTATGTCGCATTTCTGGCAAAGGAGCCACAAAATCGCAAATAACATAATCTCCAGTGCATTTCATTGCAAATTCAAACATTCGAATACTTTGACGAATTCTACCTTCGTGGGAAAAATCCCAATCATTGAATCGTCTACGAATTTCATCTGCATTGAACCAATCTACTTTAGTATTAACTCTTGGATAAGGAACATCACTTGTTATTTTAGATAGGTCAAAATTACCATTTATTTCTAAATAAACTTTTAAACGTTCTGCAAAGTATGTTTTGCCCGAACCCGGTAAACCCATAATAAGAATTTTTTGCATATTAATCCACTAATTGTTTCTTTTTACCTATATTGTACTTTGTCTGCAAGTCCCAGTCGTTCTTCTCTTTAAATGATATAATTTTTATCTGAGATAAAGGTGCTATATCATTATGTAGATGAGGATCAATAACACTTACTAATCCCCAATCAACAAGCAACTTGGCAATAGTATTACGTCTTTGGATATCGTTATCGGTCAGATCTGCTTGTTTACCATCTAAAGCAAATAGTTCTTTAAAATGAACAATAAAGTATCTGCCCTGCTTATGCAGAATATGACATGACTGATATAATACTCTATCTTTTCTTGATGCTACACCAATACGAGTAAGTGTTTCTCTTACTTTAAGAAAATCGTCTGGTTGAACCAGATTAACTTCTAAAGGACTGTATCCTGGGAAGTCAATTTTAAAAAATTCATCGGCCATTCCGTCCACCTTTTATTAGTTTTCTTTTAAGGTCATTAATATTTTCATTTGAAAACAATGGAAGGACTTGGCGGGCTTTCTCTGTGCTATAGCCATAGTATTCTTTAATAACTTCCATCGCATCAATCTTCTCAGGCTTGATCCATTTATTGAATCTCTTTTTAGCCCTAATTATATTTATTAGAAATGAATTTTGTAATGCCTTGTCGAGATGAGGACGTGAATTCATCTCATTTGCTTGTATTACTGTGTCATGACCAAAAGACAACCCTCTATTAATTAGATATGCGTTATACTGCTTTTCAGACCAGTCATCGACTATTAGATTTTCTTTAGAATAGTGTATTGCATTAATAAAATCGAAAGGCGAAATCGCAGGTGCTTTATAAGGTTGCTCTACATATTCTTCTTTCGGTTTTTCATTAAACAGGGTCGTCATTATAATCTACCCATCTTTTCGCATAGAAATCAGCCATTGTAAATGACTCGCAGAATCTTTCATGTTCAATTTCAAAATATGAATCTAAGAATACTACTCTATATCCCGTACCACGTTCTGTTACAAAAGAACATCTGGTATCTTTAAAATATTCTGCTAATTTCATTTAAACTCTACCCCTGCCATGATTTCTGTAAGACATGCCACAAGATTAATTTCTTGATCTGCGACAAATGCTGCCTTATATTGATAGTCAGCAAGAATAAGAACGAGCTGAGGAACTTGAATCACTTGATCTACAAGTTGATCATATATCTTTCTAAATATAGCAGTCGGTTCCTGATCTGAGTTACTTACTACCCATGATCGCATTGCTTTCCAATCTTTATCCCTCAGTGCATTCTTTAGTGCATTTAAACTTTCGTCGGATATGTTTACCAGAATACCTTCATCAATCTTACCCGATACTGAGTATCGCTGCAATTCATTTAGAATACGACGATAATCAGGAAAGTGCTTCAACAATAATGTAGCAATAACCTTTTCATTATATTCTACATTTTCATTCTCGAGAATAAATTTCACTCGCTTCATAAAACGAGAAGCGATCTTTGGTTTATCCTCTTTAGTAAGTTTAAATTCAACTACCGCACATCTTGAATGCAGAGGTGCAATGATTCTATTCTTAAAGTTACAAGTAAAAATGAATCTACAATTTGCTGAGAACTCTTCGATAAATGCCCGAAGAGCAGGTTGTGTTGAATTAGGATTTAGATAGTCTGCCTCATCTAAAATTACAACTTTCGTTTTACCAGTAAAGGATACACTTGATGCAAACTGTTTGATCTTGGTACGTAGAACATCAATACCAGATTCTTCTGAACCGTTAATGATGATATAATCTGTACCTAATTGTTCACAAAGAGCTCGGGCTACTGTAGTTTTACCCACACCAGCCGAGCCACACAATAACATATTTTGAATCTCGCCTTTATCTAAGAATACCTGGAAGAACTTTTTTTGTTCTTCCGGTAAAATACAATCATCTAAAGTGCGAGGGCGATATCTTTCAACCCACAAAAACTGCTCATCACGAACTTCCATAATTTCTCCATAATATATTACTGCTCAGATTTTGCCATTTTACTCTGCAAATGATTCAATAAAATACCATATGCTGGTAAAATAACTAATAAACTAACAATCACTTTTGATATAGAATTATTGGTTGCTACAATATGCCAATTAGCTGCCATAAATTCATTCTCTCCTCCAGCAAATGCTGTGAAGAAAAACACATATGTATCTAAGAATGTACTAACAATACTACTAAGTGCTGGAGCTAACCACCAGGTTTGATACTTTTCTCTGATGTATTGAAACACGTATACATCAAGAAGATTACTAAGAAAATATGCTACTCCTGAACCTAGACCAATTCTAAATGCGACTGAGTCTGGCGCACCACCTAATTTTACTACTGCCATACTAACTAAAATTGCTGGAATAAAAGCAAGTGTAATTACTGCTCTACCAGTTTGCTTACCCAACATTCTTACAGTTAAGTCTGTAAGAACAACAACTAATGGGAAAGTAAATGCTGCTACAGCTAATGGACTACCAAACACATCGATCTTAAATTGCACAACATAATTGCTGATAGCAATAATAATGATATGCGCAAGCATTAATTTATATGCAAGTGCACGATCCACGCCATCTAAGATTTTGTTTAACATTTTTACTCCTTAAGGAAATAAGTATTTATGTGACATTAGCCCCTGTTGCCAATATATCACCTTCAAATACATACGTTCCAATGTGATTTAATTTAATGTTTAGATTCAAATAAATTTTTCCTCCAATATCTCTCCATTTATTACAGAAGAACCAATCCTCAGATTGAAATACACCATCCTCATCAATATCTGTTCTGAAATATTCTGTATACCAAGAATTGTTTGCTCCAAAATTAGAAGCTCTTGCTTGAGGCAAATCGGGTTGCATCTTTTCAAATACATTTCTTGATATAAGCATAAACCCCGTACCAGAATGTCTTGCTTCAACCAAGCCCCTATTATTAGCCTTTTGTTCTGCAGTATTATCCATAAAGTTAATAACATAAGAAGAAGCATAATCTTTTAGATTAACATATGGTCCCCTTACTTGTGAGCCAACATAATTAATTCTATTCCAATCAATAAACTTTTTAGGATAAGCAGCACAAACAATATCTTCATCTGCACTTAACAATTCTCGAATGGATGTAGAGGGAAAACTAATATCCGCATCAATGAACATAAGGTGTGTGCAAGATGATTTCATAAAGTAGTCGACGATATAGTTTCTACCTCGAGGGATTAAACTTTCGTTAGCAACAAAATACCAGTATGCACCTATACCATTGTTCCGTAGATCAAGAACATTCTCAATAATACTAGATGTGTATCCATGGAAACATTGGCCATTGTACATGGGAGTGCCAATCATCACACTTTTTTCTTTTAAAACAATTGGTTTAATAGCTTTTAATTTGTTCTTTTTCATATCATTTCAATGTATCTTAACATAGTAACAGGAACATTACTCACCCCAAAAGTGTTTCTTATTTAGAAACCCCAATTGCTCTACAAGCAAAATTATTTCCCATGCGCGAGGTATGTAATA